GCTGTTGATTTTGTTTTTCATGGTATTCTTTTAATTTATTAAAAGTAAATTTACGTAACCAAATAGGCATGTTATAAACTGTTTCCCAATCATAACCTCCTTGACCATGAAAAACTATTTCATGAATTTGACTAAATAAATAAGCTCGAACTTGAGGTATTATATCAGATGTCAGGCCAAAAAAAGCTAAGTCCAACTGGAATTGAAACTTTTTCGTTGCTTCCTTCGGGAAAAAAGGTCAGATCTACGTCTGGTTGCACCTCCTTTATATACTCCCTTAACGCCCTGGAGTCACGAGCAAGTAAATAATTGTCAACAAACTCACGGATATCTTTTTGATCTCTATTACCATTTACTGATGTGATAATATATTTTAAGCGAGTTGATAATTCAGCTGATATATTTTTGTTAATTTTCTTTAAACCATCTAGCTCGGCTTGAATCTTATTTTCATCATTTCCTGTTATTAATTTAAATGTTATATTAGTATTAGTAGCAGGAAGAGTAAAATTAAATTCATTAATACCTTCTTTAAACAATTCTGTTTTTATAGGTTTATTTTCAATTGCAGTTAAATCAATATTATATTCTTCCCCACCCCAAGTAAATTTATAATCTTTACCATATCCTAAAATACGAGCTGCTACTAAAATAGCGTTTTTATCTCCTACAATTAAATCTTCATATTTAACATCAGATATAATAAGAGATTTAACTAATTCATCTAGTACTGTACCTTTATTGATATAATTTTGATTGGTTAAAATATCTTCTTCTCTAGCGGTCATGTATTTCATTTCAATTTTACCACTTGACAAAGGAGATGATTTTGGATAGACTAGACCTTGAGATGGTAGGTCAACAGTTTCTGTTGGGATTTTTAATTTATTTTCACTCATAGCTTTTATTTGTTATAACTTTATGTCTTATATAAATATATACAAAATATGTTTTTAGTGCCCTTCCCAATTATCTTTCATAAAAGAATAATACTCACTATTATCACTCCAAATTTGATTAAAAGGTTGAGGAGCAGTATTAACCCCAGATGCTAAAGTGTTATGAGTAACATTAGATGCTGGGTATGTTGTGATAGAATCTGGGATAGGTACTGTAAATGCTGTTGAAGCGGCTGATGCTAAATCAGAGTCTAATCCTGAGCCAGATACAGATGGAATTTGTACTCCAGTAAATTCAGGAGAATCTATTTGTTCTAAGTATGTGTTATTTGGAGTATACTCATCATTGTATTGTGATGGTGCTCCTCCATATTCTCCTAATTTTACATTTGGTGAATTAGGTACATTTCCATAATTTGTTGGAGCTGTGATACTGTTAGGTTTAAAAGTAGTTTGATCAAAACTGCTATTTAAGTTGTCTAATCCGGTGTTATCTAGCGAGTATACTTGAGAATTATTAGCAGGTATACTAATTGTACCAACTGTGCTTAAATATGTGTTATCTGCGTTATACTGCGACTCATACTGTGATGGTGCTCCATTAAATTCTTAACTTATATTATTTGGTATAGGAGTAGTTGAAATAGAATCACTATTAGTAGTATCTAAACTAGTTTTGTCTAAAGTATTAACTTGAGGACTACTATCTATGTTAGTAATTGAACTTAAATAAGTGTTATTTGCATTATATGGAGAAACGTATTGTGAAGGAGCTCCACCAAATTCACCTGAGGCTAATTGAGGGTAAGTGTTAGGTGATGATATATTATTAGGTATTGGTGTATTTGATATTGAGGCAGCATTTGTATTATCTAAACTTGTTTTGTTTAGTGTTGTTAATTGTGGACTGTCACTGTCTTCAATAGAGACACTACTTAAATAAGTATTATTTGGACTATAAACTTGATTATATTGAGTTGATGCTCCACCAAATTCACCTTTAGATAATGATGGGTAATCAGTGTTTACGGGTGATATAGGTTTATTAGCATCATGAGCTCCTATAGTATTATCTAACCCAGTGTTATCTAATGTATTTATTAAAACACTACCATTATTAGGCTGTCCTAATGTTTCATCTTCATAAGTATCACTAGGAGAATTTTGTTGAACAAACCCAGATTGTGGATCATTAATTGGAGTATCTCCAGGAAAACTACCAGCGCTTAAAGTGGTTTGACCTTGTTCTAATAATTGTTTTAAACCCATATTATTTTATTATAAATATTAAAAAAAGGAGAGCTCGCAAAATGCGAGCTCTTTTATTGTTAAGTAGTGAATATTAGAAATTCAATACGCAGTAATCCATAGCAACTGTCATTGTGATATTTACAGCCTGGTTTTCAGTATCCCAGTTATAATCACCAAAATTAGCTTCTGTTATAAATGCGCCTTTAATAATCCATTCACTAACTACATCTCCTACAGGTCCTAAAACATCTAATACTAAATCTTTTTTATAGAAGTCAGAGTAACCATCTCTACCTGTTACAGATTCATGATGTAAACGAACCCATTCCATTACAGCTTGAGCACCTGATGGAGTAATTGGATCAAATAATGTCATTTGAATGTTACCCCAAGTGGTTTTACCTTTAACTTTTCTATAAACGTTAATATGATTTAATGTTACTTCACCTTGAGTTACAGTTACAGCGTTTACTCCTTTTACTATATAGCTAGGAACACCATCCATATAAAGGATAAATCTGTTTGCCTGTTTTGGTTCAAAGGCTGTGAAGAATATTTCGTTTGCGTCTAATATTGCCATGTCTTTTTATTTGTTATAAATATTCAATTTTTAAAAATTACGCTGGGAAAGTAGCTCCAGTTGGTGTGATAATGAAATCTAAGTAAATAAATTCAGCTGTTTTAGTTGGTTGAACATATATTTGACCTACTAATTGATTTTGGTCAATTACTGATGCTGTATTATTACTATCATCCATAATTACTCGGAAAGCATACAAACCTTGTTGTTGTTGAACTGATTCTAAGTATGGGTTAACTGTAGCTAAGAAGTTATTTCTTGTTGTAGCGGTATTTTGTTCAAATACTAATGTGTTAGCTACTTGAGAAATATAACTCTTAAGAGCAATTAATAAACGACGAACATTTACACGATCTAAAGCACTTGCTCTAGTTTGTAATGTTTTCTGACCGTAAACTACTCTTTGTCCATTAAGTGTAGCGATTGGATTTACTTTACCATTATATAAAGTATCTCTATTAGCTTGAGATAAATTTCTTTCAGCTCCAATTACTTGACTTAAACTACCACGATTTAAACCTGCTGGTGCGAACCATGGGTAAGAAACACTATCATTATAAGCATAAACACCTGGGATAACAGTTGAAGCTGGGATCCATGTTAATTGGTTAGTGTTTGGTTCTAATACTTGAACCCAAGGCCAGTATGTAGCAGCGTATGAAGTATTTTTACCAGCGGCGTTAGAAACAACATCTGTGATAGTTTTACCATAAGATACCATATCTGGGATGTAAATAGCATCTCCACGATTTTGGATACTAGATATTATATCATTAATAACACCAGCATGATCTGTAAGATCATTACATAATCCGGGTGTTGTTAATACATTAAATTTATAATCATCTGTGTTGGCTAATAAGTCAACCATACGATCATAACAACCAGGTGTTAAACCTTGAGTATCAGTGCTGTTTATATCATTATAGAATTTAGCTCCACCTCTTATTTGTCCTAAAGCTCCACCAAATGAACCACTAGCGTTAATTGGTAATGAACCAGTATATAATGGATTTGGAGTACCACTATTTAAGAAATAATTAGGAGTAGTTATGTTAACACTTTTAACTCTTACATAAGCAGATACATTACCGTAACTTCCAGTTTCTTGTAAATAAGC